AAGGTATTTTACAGCAGAAATATCCAAAACACTTGATGGAATGGATTATTGTGGACGATGGAACCGATAAGATTGGAGATCTTGTCAAAGATATTCCTTTTGTCAAGTATATATCCGTAGACGAAAAAATGCTACTTGGCAAAAAGCGAAATTTTATGCATGAGCAGTGTACGTTTAAAGAAGACGACGCGATTGTTGTCTATATTGACGACGATGACTACTATCCCCCAGAGCGAGTGTCTCATGCGGTAGATAAACTGGTCCATTCCAAGGCGGAATGTGCCGGTTCGAGTGAATTGTATTTATGGTTCAACGACCTCGAGAAAATGTACAAGGTCGGACCCTATGGACCCATGCATGCCACCGCAGGAACCTTTGCCTTTAAGCGGTCTCTTCTCAAAACATGTTCCTATGAAGAAGATGCGGTTCTATCCGAAGAGAGACATTTTTTGAAAGATTATACCATACCCATGGTACAATTGGACCCCAAGAAAACGATCCTGGTCGTCTGTCACAGTCAAAATACGTTCGACAAACATCGAGTGATCGAAACGGACAGCAAATACTGCTGTGAAAGCGCGCTCACCATTAAACATTTTATCAAAGCCCCTGCGCTATACAAGTTTTATACGCAAGGTATGGAAATTGAATTAGCCAAGTATAGTGCGGGTACCATGATACACAAGCCCGAAGTGATAGAAGAAATGAAACGTCGAGAACAAGAACAAGCCCAACAAAATATGCCCCTGTTACAATTTACAACGAAGGATGGTCGTACCATCAAATTTCATCCAGAACAATTGATGAGAATGTTCCAGCAAAAGAGCGAGGAATGCAATGAACTTCAAAAAGAAATTCAAAAACTAAAGGAACTCAATCGCATCCTTATTGAAAGTAAGCGTCCAGTCTAGCCAATTCCGTATCGCTCATGAGCTCTTTGTCAAAACGTCGATTGTAGAGTTCTCGTTTGGTAAGGTTTAGTCGCGCACATAGCATACGAATGAAAGTCTGATTGTTGTATTCGTTGCTGTATTTCGTGAGGATCTTTGTAAAACGATATTCTTGTATTCGTTTTAGGGACGTGGCCAGGTTTACATAGAGATGATAATTATGCAATATTTTCATGTAATAGGTCATTTCATTGTAGATCCACAACTGCTTCTGAAAACTGATGCGGTCGTAGTAATCACCCATGCAAATATTCTTTAGAAAGCTTTCATAAAAGGCAAAATCCTTATCTGTCTTGAGTACGTCAATGATATTTTCATGAAACAAAAGAGACTGAGTTGCCTTCTCTGTCTCCATGACGGTATCTTCTCCCATTTCCTTTTTCATAATCTTTTGTATGCATCCCTGCACGTTCATCTCGTGACGGTTTAAATGTAGATCCTGTGGTGGTTTCAAGGTGACCACATTGGATAGTTTCATAATCTCTTTGATTTTCTTCTCATGGACATTCGATCCACATAAGATGATAGAGAAGTGTCTTGTCTTTTTCTTCTTATCTTCTTGCTTAAATTCTTTGAGCAACAAGGTTAAAATCTTCTTTTCGTGTGTATGAATGATATCAATGTTGTCAATGACACAGATACATTTATGGTCAATGGTATGCAACATGTCAAGGATGGACGGCTTCATCCGTTTCAAGATATCGTCGTAGTCTTCGATATCTTGCATCGAGACAAATAAGATGTTGGGTAAGTTTTTTAATAGGGTTGTTTTACCCGATCCTGAAACCCCCGTCAAATAGATAGGCTTGGAGGATTTTAAAAAGGATTGTATTTGTTCCATCTAGCCATCTATTCGAGTTTGCTTTAAACCCTTGATCAAAAACAAATGTTCATGTCGTTTGTAATTCCATCCCACGATACACCACACCCATTTCCCCATTCCTTCTTTTTACATACCCCGCTTTCAGAACCCGTGCCCTTCACCTTGTACATTGCACTCTCTGGATTAAGTATTTTACATGCGCTAGTTGGATCATTAAAAATAGCCTCATTTTGTATGCAGTACCCATCTTCGTTTAGACTATAGTAATCTGGACAGGATGAGATATTGCTAGGAAACTTTTGTTTTTTGTTCATGTTGGACAAGATCGTCGCGACAATCGCCAACGTAATCACCAATAGGATGATAAATGCAAGAAATACGGTGGTGTAAAAGTCCATTATATTGGAAAAATAAAATATAATATATATAAAGTCATGACAAACAACGGAAGACTTGATCTATTTCAATTACCGAGTGGCACTCCGCTATTCTTGCAGGAGAAGGTATGCACCGTTCAGAAGACCAATTTCTCCAATGCCATGAAATACAGTCTTGAAAATACACATCTATCGGTCACCTTTTTTTCAGCGGGAAATGTGACCCTCTTGGAAAGCGGGATCAAGGCAGAGGTCTATCGTCTGTCTAACCAAACGCATCTCATTGACAAACAGGACTACGACCAGATGTACATGATTATGCGATCCATTTTTTTGCAACATGCGAGACACCAAGAAGGGAATATTCCTAAACAGATCGAAGAACTGAACCGACGTGTCATTGAATACTGTGCACCTCGCATCTTAACCGAGATTGTCAGTTATATTCATTATAAAAAAGATATATCTACACTGGTTGTCCCGCTAGACAAACCTAAATCTGTATCCAAAGACAAATCGATTGAATTCAAGCGCTTCTTTTAACGCAGACCTTTCCTTGTCAAGCGCTTCTTTTAAAGCAGACCTTTCAAGGTCAAGAGCTCCTTCTTCCACATGGCCTCAATCGTGGTTTCCGTAATCTGTTTATGTTCTAGTTCCTTTTCTTGAAATTGTCGTTTCAGAGTCTCGACATTTTCTTTACACACGCTGTCCATTGACATCTTGATGAGGTAACGGAAATCGTCCATCGGGGCGTATCCCTTGGACCGAAGCAGGGCCCGGATTTCGTCCGTGGTCTTGCGTCTCAGGTCAATGGTCTCCGCCAGAAGCTCCGAGATGTATTTATATTTATTGCTCAACAAGACAATCTCTTCTTGCAGCGCCGCGAGAAGATATTCCTTTCGTACTTGGTAATAGGGCAATCGAACCTCGATAAACTCATCGCAGATTTCATGCACCTGATTGTAATGAACCAGCTTCTCGTGCTGATTAAACAGGTTCATGTTATTGGTGGAAAGATAACTATACAGTTTCAAGGTCTTGCATAACTCATCTGGATCCTGAACGACCTCTTGGGTAGTGAGCTTGATCAGAACCTCCTTGTCGGTAGACAGATCCTTGTAATCTTTGATCGTTCCCTCGTCCACCAGCTTCTCCAGATAGAGAATGTAATCTTCATTCCAGGTTCCAATCGGAAGCTCCGTAATCTCCACCTTGTTCTGTTTCTGAACAAAGACGCCCTTGCTGATAAATCGTTTCTCATTTTCCTTGACGATGGATCCCTTGAACCCTCTGTAATGAGGCACAAACTCCGTATCCACCGGCTGATGATCCAACTTACCCAGAATGTAATCAATCAGTTGTTTCGGGTGATAGCACAGGATGTTGGAACTGAACCCTGTACCGATGCCGCGCGACCCGTTGACCAACACCATGGGCAGAATGGGAAGATAGAACACCGGCTCGACCTTCGTGCCATCATCGTCCAGATAGTTCAAGATCGGGTCATCCTGGACCGAGAAGATGGTGCGCGTAATCTTTTCCAGCTTCGTAAAGATGTACCTTTCAGACGCACTGTCTTTCCCGCCCTGCAGACGTGTCCCAAACTGACCGTTCGGACTAAACAGATGAATGTTGTTGGATCCCACGAAATCCTGTGCCATGTTGACAATCGCCCCGTTCAAGCTGGCCTCGCCGTGGTGATATCCGCTGTGCTCCGACACATACCCACTGAACTGAGCCACCTTGATTTCTTGGGTCAAATTCTTTTTTAAAGCGCTGTACAAGATTTTCCGCTGAGACACCTTGAGACCATCCATCAGGTTGCAGATTGAGCGATCGCAGTCATACTTGGAGAAATGGATCATCTCTTTGTGAATGAATTCGGTAATGGAAATCTTTTTGTCTCGAGTATCCACCTTCAAGTCTCGCTGATAGGTCGAAAGCCATTCCTTGCGTTCGTCCGCCTTCTTCGTGTTAAACAACATATCCATGGTAGACGTGTCGTCTGCATGGGTGCAGAATTCCACGATCCTTTTCTCCTTGAAATACTCTTTGAATTCGGCGCCCGTGCTGGTACCCAACCCCTTGTAATATTTAATCTTCCATCCAGAATTATCCGCCTTCCAGTGATCATAGTCTTGCTCGTTGTAGAAACACAACGTCTTGGGTCCTTTCGACGCTTTCAGAATAGGTGTGTTCATGAACCCCATAAACCCTTCGATCCGCAGAAGCGACGGCCATAAGCATTCGAACACGTTCATCCCCAATCCTTTGATGTGACTTCCGTCCAGATCCTGATCCGTCATGAACAAGATCTTTCCGTAACGCAGCTCGTCGATGGTCTCATACGTTTTGCCAATTTCTAGACCAAGGATCTTCTTGATTTCAATGATCTCCTTGTTCTCGTTGATCTTTCGCATGCTCTCTCCTCTCACGTTCAACAGTTTTCCTTTCATGGGATAGACCCCGAGGATGTTACGATCCGCCGGAGAAAGACCGGAAAGAATACCTGCCTTGGCCGAGTCTCCTTCACACAAGATGAGGGTGCATTGTTTCGACTGTTTCGTTCCCGCAAAGTTTGCATCGACCAGCTTCGGAATACCACGGATTGTCTTTGACTTGTTTCCATCACTCTTCTTGAGTTGTTTCAGTTCCTTTTGTTCTGCCATCTCACACGCCTGTTCCATGATACCGAGACCTGCCAGCTTTTCAATGAACTTGTCACTCACGGTACAGCTGGTACCGAACTTGGCAGAAGGCGTCGTCAAACACTCTTTGGACTGACTGTCAAAGGATGGATTTTCAATGGTACAATTGATAAAGAGGGTCATCTGTTCACGTAAGATAGAGGGTTTAATCTCCACCTTTTTCTTCTTCAAGATATACGCCGTTAACTTCTTCAAGATTTGCTGTAACAGATAGTCCACATGTTTTCCACCTTTGTACGTAAAGATCCCATTGACAAAGGATACCTGTCGAAACTCGTCACTCAAGCAAGCCACATAGGACCATCCTTCCTGAGTCTCGGCTACCTTGTCGCCTTCGCTGTAGAGAGAGACATACTGCTGAAAGTCTTTCACGTCGACTGCCACGTCGTTGTATTTCACCTTGACGTCCTTGGTCGTGATCCCTGCAATGTCATACACTCGACGCTGAAAGAGTGACACCATAGTAGCCGTCAGTCCTTCCATACCCAGTCGCTTGTAGTCGGGTTCAAAACTCACCATCGTATACGGTTTCTTGCTGCAAGCAACCACTTTGGGTGGATGGATCACGTCCAAGTTCTTCTCAAACTCTTGCGTATACTTGAGTTTCCGTCCCGAGTCTACGGTTTCAATCATACCCCAGGTCGACCAGATCAACACCAACTTGAACCCAAACCCATTCTTTCCGCCGGTGGTTTTCTGTTCTTCCTT